TCACTTTCTACACTCAACGGCATAAATTCAAGTGTATGTGTGTAAGGCACTGAAAAATCTAAAGCCGTAGCTGTTCTAAAATCCATCTCCACTCCTGGTAATTGTGTGTAGTTAGTGACATGTAAAGAAAAAGAAGATTTTTTGTAGGTTTCTATAAAAATAGGGTTTGATCCAATCGTTGGTATAGGATCATAAAATGCTCTTAAAACGCCTTGCGTTTGCGGTGTTGCTGAAGCCACAAGTCTAAAGCATGTCTTGAATCTAACCCCATTACAACCTTTATACCGTTGCGAAAGTTGAAAATGTGTTTCAAAAAAATTTCGGTCTAAAGGATAAAATAAAGCAAACGGGGTAACGTTAGGAATGCCTATTCTTTCCAAAAACCTAGGTCTCTTCAAAAAGTTTTCAACGTCAGAAAAAGTCTTGTCAAAATATGTGTCAAATTGTTTAACATTCATCATTTCTTCCTGTGAAACAATCTCTTCTCCTGTAAACTTTGTCAATTGATTGGTAATAACGTTTTGGTCAACATTTATGTCGTTCATATGGCCCGACATGTGGCCGTCAATATTGTTAGAAAGTCGTCATTTAAAGCCCGATGTGAACACCGTTTGCAACATTGACTCATATGTGCAGCTCTATTCTGTGTGCCTGGATTTTAGAGGGGCTGCCTCTGCGCATCCTGGCTGGTAAGGTTAAATAACCAACGCGTAAGTTTTGGGTTCCGCTCATCACGTCTTTTTAGACAGAAAATTTTTATAAACGTAACGCGTATATGACCCTAGTTTTATGACATTTCGGTCGCGGCTTAAACTAAAAAGCCTTCTCCATGCTCAGGAACCTCCTCAAGTACAAATTACGATCCGGTGCTATTGCAGTATTTCGCCCCGAATCTTTGTATGCCTTGATCATCCTTGTTCCTAAATCATCCCACACATCCCTTGGATGTGCTGATAGTTCAATAAGTGCTGTCTCAAAATTATCACAGCAAATTTGTTCCATCTCTCCTTTGTTTCTGCACCAATATGGCATTTCTCTTATGGTGTCAAGGGACAAAGGACCCAATATGATTTCAACTCCATCAACAACTTCAGATCTAAAGCCTCTTTTTAAGAAACCCACTAGCTTGAGTTCTCTTATAGGTGCAACTAGAGAGTCTTTATCTTCTGAAGTGTACGTCATACCCAACTTCTTCATTTCAACCGTTATGGTATCTTGGTTGAATCGGTCCTGAATAGACGGATGGATAGCAACAACGTTGTCATCCCCAAGAACAACAGGCCTTACTAACTTGTGATAATCAACCAAAGCGTTCGTCCCTAATATTCTTTGATAACACATGACAAATAACATTAAATTGTACATGCTATTTGTTATAGTAGTCGCTGGGTGACCTGAAGGTAGACTGTGAAACCATTGATAAACGGTTTTGTTTTCTTTTCCGTCACCGCCCAAATGTCTGGAGTGTGTTAATTCCAGCCATAAAACTCTTCTAACGGTAGCGTTTTTCTCACCGTCATCATACCAATTGTTGATGTAGTCAAGTATCTCATTATGGAACTGAGGTTGCTCACTACTGTCGAACGCTGAATAATCTCCAGCCACGCCAGTCAACGACATAGATGTAAGATGATTCCAAAGATATTGCCATTCTTGGTATACATTTATACCAGCACAACATCCATTTGTAATCCTTTCTTTCATCATAGTAGAAATAAACTTCAAAAAATACATCCTAAAAGCCACAACATATGCTATTGGTGCACCACTGACCAACCGCGCTGCCTTTCCTGTTTGTCTCCTTTCATCCTTTAAAAAATCAGTGAAAATATGCAACTTCCTGATGTTTTTCTCTGCCTTTTCGATG